ATTTATCACCTATAAATTATTCAATGTAAATTTCCATTAAAATACCATTATTAGAATATGCATCTGATCCTGCTGGCACAACTTCTTTTAGCCAAATCCCTTTAGCTGAAGGATGCGTTTTAAATATAACTTTATCATTAGCTTCAAAACTTCCAGACCAAGCAGTGGAATCTATTGTAAAATATGGTTTAGATGTATTGGTATTTGTTGGCGAAAAATTAGATGTAATTGTTCCTGTACCTACATTTCCTTCAAGCGAACCACTGCATGTGAAATGTGAACTATCTGTAAAAGTTAAAGTCCATGTATCTTCCACAGTTCCTTGATTATCCAATGAAACTTTTGATTCATCGAAATTACCGTTTGCAGAGTTTACAGTTACATCCGAAAGACTTGTTTTTATCTCGCCAAGTGATAAACAGACGCCACAATAAGTATTATCGGAATCATAACTATTGGCAACTTGATCTGCCAAATTTATAGTACAAACATTACCAGACCAAGTATAGCATCTTTTATAATAATCAACTGTTGGTGTAGAATCTGGTGTATCAGAAAATGTTATGCTAATTTCACCAGTTTCATAGTTTATACTACCATCTGAAACATTTGTTCCAGTAATATTTCCATTGCCATCATCGGTAGCTTCATAATCAATACCACCAAATGCATATTTAACAGTAACAGTTTCCTTTTTTATTGGTGGATGTAATAATTTTCCGCCATCTTGTCCTGTATAAGGGCCTGAACCTGAACCACTTAAACTTTCGTTTTCATACTTATCATTAGCAGTTTTTATATATTCAATATGACCTTCAGAATGATAAGTAAAGACTATATTATTACCCAAATATGTTCCATATGGATAATTATCTTCTTGTGATGGACTTGGTGCAGATTGCTTTACCCATTTACTTCCGTTATAATAGACTGGATCAAATGGTTTAACGCCACTATCTATCGTCTGATTTATTTTGAATTGCGAAGAAATTGCAATGTAAATATCATTGTCAATATAAACATCATTACTTTCAAACAAAATCTGAATCTGTTGCGAACTAGCAGTTAAATCAGCGTTTAATTTCCCGCCTGAATACCACTTATAACTATCATCTATGTCATCTTGAACATCAGTCTGTGTTCCCAAGGCTAAATAAAATCTATCATTAGCTGGCGACGGAAAAAGTAAATAAATCATAGCATCAAAAATACTTTCATTATCAGCATTTTTGTTCCATACGAATTCTTTCCTATATCTGGTAATTCCATTATCCCTTTCAGGTTTAGTTACACGTGGAAACAAATTGTATTTTGTTCTATTTGGGATTTCTATATAACTTTTTCTGCCACCATTTGTATTAGAATCTGTTACTGTTTCCGATTTTACAAATGAAACATCTGATCTAGATATTGCCATAATTTTAAACCTCCATTTACCTTAATATTTGCATTAATTTTATTGTTCCATAATAATAATCATCATCTGCCATATTTGGCCTTGGCAAGATAGGTGTTACATCAATAACTGGCGGATCTTCCCATCTAAATCTAACCAAATAATGTTTTCCATTGTATATTAATGGATATGTTTTATTTGGAATTAATGCTTTTTGATAAAGCATTTCTACTTGTTTTCTTGTTAGCCAACCTTGATTTTCCGTAGCTTCTAAAGTAATTGGTTTCTCACATACATTAAATTCTTGAATATCATAATTTTGTGCCAAAGTTAATCGCTTAACTGCATCTATTTCAGAACTATTAAATTCATCATTCCAAACCAATTTTAGCATCATACCATCAAGAAAAACATAATTAGTATCAAATAATGAAATTTCAAGATTATATGAACAAGATTTCGTAATTTGAAATAAAGAATCAACTATGTAAGTAAAAGAAATATTTAATTGTTGCAATAATGAATCTAAGGTTAATAATGTAAATAAATCTAATTCTTGAATTAATAAATCTATATTATAATTTTCATTTACAATTGCTTGAAATAATGAATCTAAATTATAATTCTTATTCTTTAATTGTTGCGCCAATAAATCTATGCTATAATTTTCATTTTTTAGCTGTTGTAATAATGAATCTATATTATAATTTTGCGACATTATTTAAACCTCTTGCAATCTTATAGTTCCATAATAATAATCTTCATCATCTGGATTAGTTCTTGGTAAAATCGGATACATTTCAATTGGGGTATCTTCATGTCTAAATCTGACTTTATATTTCTTTCCATTATATTCAAAATCAAAAACAGCATCGGGAATTGAAGCTAATTTTTCTAATTCTTTCACTTGTTTTCTGGTTAACCAAGCTCTATTTTCATCGCCTTGTAGTGTAATATTTCTTTGAAATTTATTTTTAGAAGACCAAACTAAGGCATTATATCCCAAAGTTCTATCCTTGGAAGAAGATATGGGCAGATAATCAAATTCATCTACCCAAATTAGGTCTGGAAGTTCTACTGTATCTATTTTTATCATTTTGAAACAAAATTAAAACGTTATATCTTTTTGTAAAGTCTTAATACAGTATCCGCACCTAAAATTCCTGAATAAGTTCCACGTATTGTAATAGATGTTATATTATCTGTACCATTTTTCCAATGCCCACCATAACGATAAGCTTTTATATTTGCCATTAAAGAATCATGATTATTAGAATGACATATTAAAGTTCTACAATATCCAGATTTTGCAAAAATATATGCTTCTCCAAAAATGATAAAGTTGTTTGTTGGATTTTGTTGTCCTATTTCCAATGCATTGCCATTCCAAGAAGAAGCGTCAACAGTTGTCCCATTAATTATCAATCTTTGATTATCATAATTTGATTCACTATCATTATTAAATCTTAATTCAATATTTGCAGAAGTATTAAGTTGACTTCTAATTCTAAAACTTAATAAATATTCTTCATCATTATTACCATTCAGATTTGAAAATGTATAAGTTTGAGCACTATCAGTAAAAATAACTTCTTCTATTAATTGCCAGCGACCACCACTACCTGTTCCATTTCCTAATGAATCCAAACGATCTTTTACTGTTGGATAATCACCTTGGGGATTTTTACCTAAAGTCTGTTCAATAGCAACAATCGCATCTTGAATATTATTAACGATTGAAGCAGTTATAGTATCAACAAAATCTTGCCAAGTTGTAAAACTATCATAATCATTTGGATAATTTGAAGCCATATTTAATCACCCTTCTTTAAAGACAATAATCCGTCCCATTCTAATAATTCAACTTGAATTATAGAATGGGACTATGAATTTTTTATTTTATTTAATGTTTCAGAATCAATAAGTGCTTCTAACAATTTCCAAGTGTCAAAATCAGGTTTATTTTCCATAGCTGCTTTGGTTAACATTTCTAAATCTTTATAACATTGATGACATACCATTATACAATCGAACTTCTTTCCAAGAAGAAATTTTCTATTACAAATTGGACATATCTTATAATCTTTTTCAACATCTTGAATTATGAACTTTTCTGGACGATTTAAGATATCAAGTACCAATTTTTCATTAGTTAATTCTTCTTCCCATAAAAAAATCATCTTCCAGCCGTACTTTTCAAAATGTTGCTTTCTATTTTTTATTTCTTCTTCATTATGCCAATATCTACCTAAAACTTCAATTATAATCTTCTTATCTTTATGGATAAAATCAGGATTCTTACCATCAATCCAAAGTTGACCATCACCAACATAGCGCCAAGATAAATTATACTTATTTATCAACTCAATAAGAATTTTTTCAATGCTAGTTGGTCTTCTCTTTTGAGAATCTGCAAGCATCTCAAAAAATTCATCTTTTGAAATCTTCATCCATTCCCAAGGATGCATTCCCTTGTTCCAACAATTCCAATTAGAATTCCCACTTCTCTTTCTTTTTATAACTTCATTTCCTTTTGGAGAAATTTCCTTTAAATGTTGAATTATCTTTCGTTTCTTTTCTTCATCGAGATTCTTCCACCAATTCTTTTTAGCTTTACTATAAATAGCTGACAATTCTTCTCTACTAATATGCCATACTTTCTTCTTACCTTTGAATTGCTCCGATGTCGCTTTTCTCTTTCGTTCCAAACCTTCTTTTGTCCAAACTCTTTTGCATCGTTTTAAACCTAATCTATGAACACGATTGCGAATAGCAGAAATAGTGCAATTAAATTCTTTAGCAATTTCATCTACAGGAACACCATCCAAATACATCTGCTTTAACTTTTCTATTTGATCCATAACCTTATTATAATCATAATAGAATCTAATGTCAATACCAAAACTATATCTTCATATCCCAAATCAATGTGATTATATCAACGATGAAAAAATTGGTAATAATTTAGCAGCAATACCAATACCAATGCCTATAAGCAAAACGATCTCGTCCCAAATCCATGTTAACTGCTCTGAGGATTGCTGCCCATGGGTAGCGTCATTGGCTACTCGGCACTGAAGTACTATATGTTTACTATGTCCTTCAGATGTATAATCCGTAGTATCTACTACTAATGGATTAGAAGAAGTATAATTTTCCACATTTTTGACTTTATCTGTTTGGCTTTTATAATATGCGTGGCCATTTGTAGAATCTTCTATTGGATGTCCTGTTGTGCCCTGTGTTCCATCCGCTTGCTGATAATCAGAATCTGGACAACCATTATCACCGCTGTCTCTTACGCCAACACGAACTTCACCATTAGTTCCTAATGTCCAACCAATAGTACCATCACAATACCATCTAATATTATTAATCTGTGTAAAAGTACCTGTGAATTTTATCCTATGGCTTTTCCAATAACTATAATTGAAACCAGAATCGGGAATTGGAATGGGATAATTCAAACCAGGATTGTATGTGTCAGCAGTGCAAAATCTAGCACTTGTAATTTCTGTTGCTGTTGGTCCTGGACTTTCTGCACCGTTTAATTCTTCTACTGCTACCGTTGCTGCCATTTTAAAAACCTCCCTTTCTTTTGTTTTTCTTTTATAACACAAAAGTTAAATTTTGGCAAATTCTAAGCATTTCTTCCAACTAATCTTTTTCTTGTTAGAAATTTTTCTAATTTATTAGCAACTTCTTCAGAAGTTACCACTGGAAATGTTTCAGTACCAATTACTAAATTAAGGTTTACGGTTCTCTTAATTCCCTCAGTTGTCTGAATTTCGCCGCCTTTTTGATAACTACTAAACATTTCTTTTGGAAATTGTAAATTGTTCAATGCATTCAAAAATCTTAAACCATAAGATTCAACAGCTTTTTTCCTTAATATAAATTCGCCAGGTTCCAATAAGGTTGGAACTCTATCACCAGTTCCAAATCCAGTTACTAAACCACCAATTTGCATACCAGTCGGCGGTGTGCCAGCTGCACCAGCTGGTTTTGTTTTTCCTAGTTGTTTTTGCAATTCTAATGCTTTCTTTAACTTTTTAATATATTCATCTAAAATTTTCAATAATTGATTTAAATCCCTAAAATCAACTTTTGGTTCTATATCTTTTATTTTTTGAATCGCTTCAAATTCAGATTTAAGCAATGAAATATTATCCAATGCATCTTGGAATTTCTTTCTTGATCTTTCCAAACGCTCTATTTGTTTATCAATAGCATCAATCAATTTTTCATATTCTTCACGTTCACGCATAAGTGCTTCAAGACTTGTAGATTCAACGTCTTTAATTTCTTCAACATCTCTAGCACGTCTTTCAATAATATCATCTAATTCATCTCTTAACCATTCAACAAATGATTCCATTTCTGGTGTTCTTAATCCTTCTGGAATACGTTGTATTATTGAAATTGCCTGTTGCAAATTCCTTTCAGTCAAACCATAATATTGTTCACTAGTTTGCCACATAAAATTAGCCTGTGCCAATGCAGCTCTAGCAGCTTCCACATCACCTTTTCTTGCAAACTCAGCAGCTTTGCGATAATTCCTTAAGGCCTTTTCCCTATAATCCAATGCTTTAACATGTAAACTCATTGCTCTTGAATGCCTACGATGAGCATAATGTACTAACTTTTCAGCCTGTTCTGTTGTTCTTATCTCCTGATTAATCAAACCTTCATAACGCATCCATCTTCTTTCTTCAGCAGCAAAAGCTTGTTCAACAGCCTGAATACTTCTTTGTGCCCAAGTTTGTTTCATATTTATCAATACATTTAAAGCATTAACTTGTCTCTGATATTCAGCACGCTGCTCACGCATTTTGCTGATTTCCCTATTAATCATTCTAATTCTGATTCTTGTATAGGCTTCAAATGGTTCTAACTTAGTCAATTCATCACGCAATTTCTTCAATTGTTCGGCAACTGGAACTTTCTGCATTTTTGCACCGATGCCAGCAAAAACTTCTCCAAATACACCCATTTCTTCTGTCATTTGCATTAAGGTTTGCAGAAATTTTAAAGCTAAATCATCTGGTAAAGATGCTGCCCATTCCCTTAATGATTTACCAATATCTATCATATTTTTCTTAGTCAAAACACCATATTTTCTAAGCAATTGCAGCAAATTCATAAACCAATTAAGGACCTTAGCACGTTGTTCTTCTGGAACTGATAAAACTAGTTGTTGCAAAGCAATAATAACTGGCTTAATATTTTCAGATGTTAAGATTCCTGCTTTACCTAATTTCATAATCCATTCAAAAATCTTTCTAACTTTATCTATATGTTCACTAGCATAATCACCTAAATCTCTCAAAGTTTCAGAAAATTTATCTATATCTTTGACAAATTTATCCACATCGAATGGTTCTATCTTTTTGGGTTTTTCAATGCCTTTCATTCTTCTTTCTAAATCTTCAAAAGCTCTTCTTCCTATATCAGTATATCCTTCTGTTGCTTTTTCTACAGATGTTTTCCATTCATTGGTTGCTTTGGCAGTTTTCTTTATCTCTTCTCTTAATTTAATATGTTTCTCAATCATCTGGCCCATTTGTTCAATATTCTTATCTAAGGTCTTACCGAGCTTTTCTTTCATTTCGTCACGAAGTTTCTTGAGTTCTTTTTCAGCTTTGTCAGCTTGTTCTTTTAAACCAGCTAACATCAAACCTAAGACGCCAATTGCAGCACTTATAGTCTCTACAGGATCTTTACCTTTCCTGATTTGTTCTACATAGTATTCCATACCTTGACCCATCTTAGAAAGTTCTGTAACAGCTGTTCTTTTTAATTCGTTCAAATCTATCATACCTTGTTTATATTTTGCCATTGCCTTTGTAATATTATCATATACCAATTGGGCCTTTCCAAGTTCGGTAATTGCTTTAAACATGTTTTGTTGTGCTTCTATAAAACTTCTAGTTGTTTCGGCCAATCCTTCGACAGTTTTTCTTGCCAAAATCATCTTACCAATCCACATAACCAATGTAGTAGCAAGTAATACAATTAGATATTGCCAGTTTCCAGTTGCAAAGGCAGTAATTGTTATTTCTTTTCTAAGTAAAGCAAGTGCATCTTTTAAAAGTTTAAGTGAAGTTATAAATTTTATAGTTCTTGTAGTGACAGTACCAATTACTAATGTTAATCCAGTTATAGCTATAGACATACCTGCAAATTCCGCTACTACAGTGCCTCTACCTGTGGCAATCAATTTCATAAATTCTGTAAGTGTGGCAATCACATATTTCAATGGAATTGCCATACCTTCAAATATTGCTCTAGACATTCCAATGAAAGCATTTTTAAATAGCATTAATTGTGTAATTAAATTATCTAAATAGAGAGAAAGAGAATTTGAAACAGTACCTGTCATTTTTAATGCGTCATTTAAAATTGGCAAATATTTAGATTGTGATAATAAAATTGCAAATGCTGTACTTCCCCTGATTCCGACACCTTCTATTGCATCGCTAACATCAAATGCTCTTTCATGCAGTAAAGTAAATATTTCAGCCAAACTATGTAATCTTGGATCAACTTCTTCAGCTGTTAAGCCAACTTTTGCTAATGCTTCTTTAAATCTATCAGTTGGTGCTGTCAAACGCATTAATAATGATCTTAGATACACACCAATCTTAGAACCTTCTAATCCTGCATTAGCCAAAACTGCCATTGCACTGGCAGTCTCCAAAAATGATACACCTGCCGTAGATGCTACGGCAGCTACATATCCTAAAGCAGTCCTTAATCCTTCCAAAGATAATCGGCTTTTCGTGATTGCATTAAATAAAATATCGCCAATTCGTGTTGCTTCATCAGCAGAATAACCCCAAGACCTTATAACTACCATAATAGCATGTGCAGCATCTTCTACACTAGATTTTGTTACCATTGCCAATTTGGCAGCTGTATCAACTATTTTCATAGTCTCTTCAGCACTAAATCCTGCCTTAGCAACTTCAATTCCAACTTGTGATAAGTCTCTAATTGAATAAGTGACATTTAAACTTAAATTATGAAATGATTGAGCTAATCTCTCAACATCTGAAGCACTTGCTTGTGCAATAGCTCTAATTGCAACCAAATTCCTTTGAAATTCAGCAAGTTGATTTACAACATCTAATAAGTTCATGTAAACCATCCAAAACATACGCAATTGGACAAACCAATTCACACGCATTAAATCCAATAATTGCGCACCTGCTTCTCTCCTTAATATAGCTCTAGATTTCCTAGCATATGTCTCTAAAGCACCATGTAATTGTGTTAATTGTTTAAATACAGTTTCAATTGCAGGCCCAAATTGACCTTTCAATGCATCTGCATTCATAATTACAACTTTTTCTAAATTTGTCCAAAAAGTTAACAATTGCTGTGGTGTCATATATTTTGCTATTGTTCTAGCAGCCATATTTATATTTCTAAGGTCAGCGCCTGATCTAACTAAAACTTGCTGCAAATCACGCCAAACTCTCAATATCGGTTCTATAACTGGCCTTAACTTAGTTGTTCTTTGGTATAATTCACTAATTTCTTCATTTGACTTCCCAATAAATTGGGCCATTTCTCTATGGATTGGAATTGTTTCATCTAAAGCACCACCCATCTTGACATACTTAGCTAATAAAGATTCCATCTGACGATTTAATAATTCAAGTTGTGTCAACTTTGCAATATGTTGTTGAACATCCTGCTTATCTAAATTCAGCAAATGTAATGTAGTTCCATGAATTCTTTGATTAGTAACAGCTATTTGATCCAAAATTTGTTCAAATTTCCTATATTCAGCAACTTCAGCGGCAACAGCCCGTTTCTTTAATAATTCATCACGTAAAGTAAGTAACTTGTTTTCAATTTCAAATTGTTCAGTTTCTTTCTTAGTTAAACTGAGTGCAGCTTCAAGTGTTCTTATCTGATCTTGAAGCAATTTAATTTCCTGTTCCAATGATAGAACACCTTGATTCCTTAATTGATTCAATCTTTCAACACTTTCCACTGCTGATTGCACAAATTTAGGTTGCGCAGCTAAAATATTTGAAATTGCCTTTTGGACTGGAACATTTGCTTTAACTGCGGCAACAACTTCATTTATCAATTTAGTGTAATTTTCCAATGGATTAATACCTGCCGTTAATAAAGCTATATATGTAGATGTATTCTTTATTAAATTTTCTTGAACTTTCTGACGTGCCAAATCAATAGTAGCCATTTCTTTTAAAGTTTGAATATTTTTAATATTCAAATTATTTTCTTCTAAAACAGTTCGTAAGATTTTCTTTCTCCTAGCAGGTAACTTTTCGTATAATGCTAAAATTTGATTTGTTAATTCTATTGTCCTTTCTAATGCAGTTGTTCCACCAAAAATGGATTCTACAGTACGCACTTTTGCCAATTTATTCAATTCTGCAACTAATGCTTTAGCATACTCTGTCATATTCAAATATTGCTGCAACAATCTACGATTCCCAGTTCCAGTTAGTAAGATTGTATCTTTTATTCTATTTAATAAATTATTATGTGCTTCTAATGCACCGACCCCAGTTCTTAGACTAGTTAGATATTGCTGGTACGCTTGCTGTAACATCTGTGTACTTCTCAATCGTTCAAGTTCTGCCTGACGCATTGCTAATGTAGCCTGATACCTTCTTGGCTCAATCTGATTGGCAATATTCAATAATGAAATTTCTTGTTGCAATAAATTTATTCTTTCAGTTATAGGAAGCATTCCTTGACGGCGAACTTGTGCCAATCTTTGTGCCTCATCTTTCAATTGTCTGACTATATTGGCTTCCTTCAATAAATCTGTAACAACTTCCAATTCAGTAACACCATGCATTCTAGCAATCCTAACTACAGCATCCATTATATTTCTGTAATTTTGATAAACATTCATTCCACGTGCAATTGCATCTATTGAAGTTGAAATCTGTTCTTTTAATGTAGCTTCCATTTCAATCCTTTGTCTAATCAAATTCAAATTTTCTGTATTAACTTTCTTTTGTGATAATAATCTATCTGTCTGTTGTTCAAGTGTTTTCAAAACGCCAGCATAGGCCTGTTGAAGTTCAAATACTTTTTCCAAATTTGGTTTTCCGCTTCTTAGTATTTCCTGAAATTTGATTTTGAATTCATCTAAAGACGCTATTACTTTTCTAAAAGGTTCTGCAGAAATTCCCAAATCAGCAAATATTTCAGATTTAGTATAAAGTGAATCTATTTGATTTAAAATAATAGAAATTGCTTTTGATACATTCAAGAAAGGATCAGCTCTGAAAAATGCACCAGCAGAAAATTTACGTTCTAAAGCAGTCAATAGAGCATCAAACTTCATAAGTTTTTCTTCTAAATCTTTCAGACCAGCAGATAGATGTTCTAATCCCTTTGCATCAAATCTAAATAAGTATCTTAAACCGCCGAGTTCCATTTATTATCTTCTCCTCCTTCTTTTTACATGATATGGAAGTCCTTTTTCCTTAGTTTTTGCAAAATCTCTTAATTGTTTAAGCGTCATTTGTTTGGCAAGACGTTTAATTATTGGCCTTAGATTTTTAGGTATATCTGATAATTTTAATGTTCCTTTTTTATAAGCATATGTCATTGAGAACAGCCTTTTTTGGCTAATACTTACAGCAGGCAATGTTTATCACCTCTTCACCTTTAATTTGATTTTAGAACCTAATCTTAGAACCTCTTTTGAAACATCTTCTGTTTTTATTTCCAATGAATCAAAAACTTTTTTCCAAGTTGATTCCATTTTCTTAAGGCCTTCTTTGGTTAAATCATGACTTGTATATCCAGTTAATCTTAAAATACTAGCAAGAAATTGCTTCTCAGATAATCTCTGCTTAGTAATTTCATTAAAAAATAGATAAATTTGCGGAATAGAATACTGATATTTTATATCATTAAAACGATGGCCATTACTAATCAAAACTTGAAAAATTGTAGCCAATCCTACTTTTTCTTTTCCTTCTGGCCTTCCTTCAATTTCTGACTCTCTTCCTTCAAGTTTGCGCCGAAAAAATCCATCAGCAAGTCCTTATTCGCATTCCAAATAGCAAAAATCAATTGAAATCCTTCTTTTGGCGTTAAATTATAGATTTCCTTTTTGGGATGAATTTCTTTTATATTTCCATTTTCATCCCTAGGATTCACAGCATGATAGATTATTTCAATAAATTCTTCGGAACTTGCAAGGTAGATTTTTAAAAGGAGGGGAATATTATTGGCAATATCTAAATCAACAGTGCGTATTCCGAAAGAAATCAATCTTTCGGCAATACGTTCAAAGGAAGGCGTTAAATCAATTAATTGGCCGAAACTAAATGGCCTAATTGTAAATTTTCCTACCTTAACTTCTGGAAATAAAACTTTAGTTTCATTCATATCTTTTACCCCAACTTCTATCCCTGCATCCACAGGGATAAACTTTTTTTTTCAAAGGGCCAGCTAAAACTGGCCCTTTTAGCATGTCCGACTTTTATGTTGGCAAAAGCCGCCAATTAAAATTGGCCCGCAAGACATGCATTATGATCTTTTTCTATTAATAAGTTTTTACAAAAACAGCATTACCACAATCCCAAATTCTATCATACCCATTATTAACCATATTTTCCCATTCAGTTAGATTGGGATCAAAATTTTTCAATTTTTCTTTTAATTTAGCTTTTTGAAAACTTAATCTATTAAATCTTACTAATTGAGATTTTAAGAAATAATAATAATTAGGTTCTGTGACCTTTAAAAATTCAAATCCAATCTTCATATAACTTGTTCCTAATCCATATCTTAAATCAACATAAGAAATAACAGAACGAACATTATATTCTGTAACAAAATATTTTAACAATTTCGATAAAGCACCGACAACTAAGCAATAATTCTTATTGCAAAATCTTAAAATTTCCCATTCATATTTTTTATTAAATCTGGGTTTTCCCATTGTTAATAAAGACATTAAAACATTATTATGAAATAATCCAATATGTTTACCATTTATAAATCCTTGCAAATGATTTTCATTTAGAAATTTTTCCGCATCACTTTTATTTATTTCTTTAATATAACATTCTCTTGCAAAAATTTTATTAGTTATTAAACCTAATTTATTCAACAAAATAGATTTTACTATTTCTTGTTTATTTACCCATTCATCTTCAAAGATATGAATTAACTGAATATTTTCTTTTAAACATCTCAAAGTCTTATCTAAATGATAATATTTATGCCTACCTTGTAATTCACCATGCCAATAAAGACCATCAAATTCAATAGCTAAATTCTTATCTGGCAAATAAAAATCCAAAAATCTATTTCCTAAGACATTTCTACTTTGTCTAACTATAATACCATCATAATTATTACGCAAAAATTCATATATTTCATCTTCGTATTTTGAAGAATAACCGTCTATTGGATTACAATTAGGACAACGAAGTCTTTGATAATAATCTCCATCAAAAACCAATCCACATTTTTTACATTTCCAACTATACTTAATATAACTTCCTTCTAAATCTCGCTCACCTTTCAATTCCTTTTCTGAAAAATTAGGAATTACAGGATTGTTTTCATTCATTAGCACTCTATGATAAAAATTTTCAAGACGTTTTGTCCTAACTTTGTTCTTAATAGATTCATTATGCATGAGAACTTCAGTCCCATACTTCTTAAGATTAGTTTGCCTAGCCTTTTCCTTTATAATATCTGATTCCATTGGGTATTCAACACCGTACTTTTTTAAATTAGTCTGTCTTATCTTTTCTTTTATTAATTCAGATTGAAAAGGATTTTCCACACCATATTTTTTCAGATTAGTCTGTTTTATCTTTTCTCTAACAATTTCTGACTGTAATCCCTGTTTGACTCCAAAATGCTTCAGAAAAGTTTCTTCTTTTTTCTTTTTTATTAATTCAGATTGTGATGGATTTTCAACACCATATTTTTTTAAATTAGTTTGTTTTATTTTTTCTTTTATAACTGGATGTTGAAAAGGATTTTCCACTCCGTATTTTTCCTTTATAGCTTTTATTGTATTTAATTTCTTCAGTTTATTGATACAATCTCTACTACCACAAGATTTAGTAAAAGAACATCCATTCTTTCTAACACCCACAGGCCTTCCACAAATAGGACATTTAGGAAAATCTTCCCTACTTAAAATATTGTTTTTCAAACAAAAGAGTCTCAAACTTAACGTCGGTTTAAATTCATTTAAAAAGGAAGTAGTTTGTATTATTTCTTCTTTAGTCATAAGCAAATATTAACATATTTTCTCAGTTTGTCAAGCTGAAATTATATATTTTATGATAAGTCACATACAAATAAATAACCATAAGGAATATCTACATAGGGAGTTCTATCTTTTAACTGCGCTTCATCGTCACGTAATACTGTCAAGGTTAAAGTATAATTCATCCACGCATCACTTGCAAATCCCAAATCTCCAGAAGGAATTAAGCTGCATCTTGGAATTATATGAACTAAATCATGTCCTATATCAGTTGTAGAAATAACAGCAGCAGCTCCATCCATAGCTATAATTGACTGCGGTGTTCCGACTACTGTATAACCAAAAACATCTGTATCATATTTAATCCAATCAAAAGAATTAAATATGTATTCTATATTAGCAGTTGCCCAGTTATTTCCAGATACTGGATTCTTCATCTCATCCAATAGTTTTACTTTCTTATTCATTGCAAAGTCAGCAGTAGCACCAGTTCCTGCTGGTTTTAAGAAATTCCATAAAAGTGGCGAATCCTGATTTGGATTCCAAGTATCCCAATCACCATTGCAATCAACATATGCAATATGGCCAGCTAAATTGGCCCAGTTTCCAACTGGGTCTTTAGCAATTATAAATGCATAACTATGATCATTTGCACAAGGTGGATTCCCACTTCCACCTTTTGATTTCCATAAGGCTTCAATATAAGACTTAGCTTTTGCAGGATCATTTAATTTCTTTGTTATTACACAAATAGTTTCAGATTCAGAACCGTAAAAAGTTTTACCAGTCACTTTCAAGTCGGAAACTGATAAATTGATTTCGCTACCAACAATAAAACGATTCATATTTTTCTCATCTACTTCTGCCAATGTTAATTCATAGCTAATAGGCCTACTTAATACCACTTGTTTATCTAATTGCCTAATTCCTTCTATACTAGCATAATGCTCCAATGTGGTTACATCGCCACCTACTGTAGCTTCTTCTAAGTTTCCTAAATAAGTTTTTGCCAGTATTTCATCCCTAGTTCCTACTATATTACCATAAGAATTTTTTACATTTCCATCAGCATCAGTTATTCCAAATATAGCATTGGCTAATGCAAGCCAATCAACTTGCATCTCTTTACTAGCTTCTGTTTTGGAAGCAAAATAAACCCTAGGAACACTAATGGTATAATTATCAGGTGTTCGCAATGCCATAATTTCTAACCCCCAAAACTAATTATTTATATATTAAAGCATAAAGTAAGAAATAAAACCGCCTGCTGAAATATCAACAGATGTTGCTATCTCAGGGATTGTATATCCTACTAATTTCTGTATTGCCAAGACAAAACCGCCTGTCATCCAATCATCACTTGCAAAGTTTATCGTTCCATTAGGTCTTAATGCAGCTTTTGGAATTACCCAATAGAAAGATGTTCCGATTTTAGTTCTAAATATCAACATTGCACAACCTTCAATTATCTGTTTTCCTTCACCAACAACCATTGTCATCAATGTAGAATTAATCTTTGCCCAAAAATAACTTGACCAACCTAAGAGATAACCTGTAACTTCTGCCTTTCCACTTGGTACATAATTTGCATCAGTGTAATATTCTACAGTAACAGAATATGTCCCATCGGCAACAGCCTTGAATACTAATGTTAATTTTGCATTATATGGTGAATTAGCTGTTTTATATTCAATCTTACTACCACTATCTAAGAAATTAGCCGCACCGCTTTCTATCTTTAATGGAGACTCAAAGTTTCCACCACTATTATCAGATGTATCATCATAATAAATTTCAGTAGTAGAGCCATCACTTACCGTAACTTTGATACCTTTTCTGAATATAGTTCCATAAAGTTCAATATATTTGGTTTGACTTGCTGGATTTACATAAGATGCAGTTTCAGTAAATTTTTCTGCATTTGTCCTATCGCCTATTACTCTATTTGCAGGAATCCCACCATTGTAATTTTCATCAACTACTAACATTTTAATTTTGCTGCTCAAATTGGTGTCGGCATAAGAATAAGTACTTCCATTCATATTAGATGGCCAATTTTTTATCTCCATTTTTTCCGTTACAGAATTATATTCAAAATAACCACAGATGATACGATTAGAATAAGGTTTTAAGCTAGCATCCAATGAATCTTTTAATGCATTTCCTACTAGGAAATAAAATACGCCTTTTAAAGATTCAATTATTTTTCCTTGTTCACTCAATTTATCAGTTAAAAGTTCATTTAAATTAGATTCAAATGTTGTTGCATCTGTATAACCTGTTATTTTATTATCAATTATAGCAATATAATCTTCGGCAAATGTTCCATCAGCTTTCTTAGTAGATTTTGCTACAATATATTCATATGCAGGATAAGTAACTTCGGATGCACCAAAGAATTTCTTTAGATTTTTCTTATGAATTTCATCAAAACTAAAAGTTAATTCTATACTTCTTTGGATAACCTTTCTTTTATCAACAACATTTATACCATCTTTATTAACAGTATGCTCTTGAGTAGTAATATCACCGCCAATAGACATATCCGTTAAGTTACCTAAATATGCAGCTTCCAAAATTTCACTAGGTGTTAAACCTGTATCTTCTTTCTTAGCATTTCTAACTTTACCATTAGTATCAGTTATTCCACTATATGCCCTAGCTAATGCCATTGCATCAACCACGCCAGACTTATTAAAATCATCAATTGGATAAAAATATAAAAGGGGCATTCCCAATGTATAAAACTTAGAACTTCTAGTTTCTGGCATATTTTAAACCTCCTTTATTCTTTCAACAAAGCTTTAAAAGAAATTGCAAAACATCTACAACCGCCTGAAATAGAAGATATTATTTCAGGCTGAGAATCTAAAGCTAAAATTTTTCCGTTAACAATTTCTTCATTTCCATTTAATCTTTTTAAAATTAAATTTAAAGTATCAAAAGCATTTCTTGGTCTTCTATGACAAGCAACTATCAAAAAACTAGGATAAAATCTTATATTATCAACATTTGGTGAGCCACCACCCACAGGAACAACATAAATAGCTTCTTCATTACTTTCATACAAATCTGAAATTGCTAAAAAAAATGCTTTAGCATGAATTTTTTTTCCAAATGCTTGATTTATTATATCAGATTCTTCTAAAGAATTCAAGTATTCAACTATTTTATAAATCATGCTAAATCCCTTTTAATTAATTCAGCAACTTTTCTAAATAAATTTTCCAATTCTTTCTGCATAACAGGTACAAGATTTCTCTCCATAATTTCTTTTAATGCTACATTATAATCGATACCTTGGCCCCTTTCTTCAGGTTCATCACTACGCCATCTCCTATATTCTATAAATCCACCAACAGAATGTGTTTGATAAAATTTATATCCAGCAAATTTTCTAACTTGATTAGCTCCAGAAACAGATGCTGTATCAACACTAGCAACTAATGGATAATCATATGCAATTCTTGTTCGCCAACTTTTAGGGTTTTTTCTTCCCCAAATCGGATTTGGCATTCCCCTTTGAGATTTAGTCACACGTGCAACTTCTCTTGCTTCCAAAAAAACTTTGCCAGATAATTGCAATGCACCTGTAGCACAACCAAGTTGATTAGTAATATTTCTTAAAATTTCTGGACAAACTAACTGAAAATATAAAAATATCTTATCAATTAATTTTCTTCTTATGAATTTTTGAAAAGGTTCTGCTTTAAACCTATTTTCAATCTGAACCTTTTCACCTACTCTTATTGGCTCTCTTTTTACTTCAAATCTCACCATTAGACTATTGTTAATCTTATATATGAAAATTTTCCATCTAAATCAGTTCTTATCCTTATAGCTTCAACTATATATTCATTATCATCAACTTTTACAATATCTCCAATCCTAATATTCAATTTTTTATCAAGCCAAATATAAGTTCTTGGCACAAAATAATCTTGCAATCTAGTATGCCTAGGTGCATTATCTTCTTGAATTCTTGCTTTTAGATTTTCGCAAATGACTTGTTTTTCCAGTAGCGCACCTGTTTCATCTAAAACATCTCTATAAATGCTAATTGTAACATTTTTGGCTTTATCAAAAAATGAAAACATAATTATTTCTTAGATTTTTTCTTCTTTCTACTTACAGATTTGGGATAATAATATTTCCCTTTGCTTACATTAACTGCAAACAAAGCCATTTTCTGTGCATGTCCACCAGCCCTAACAGCAGCATTTATACAAGCCTGACATACGCCTTTAAATCCATGCTGTTTACACCATCTTTCAAACATTCCCCTATGAGAACGGGGGACTGCTCTCTGAATCCAATATTTGGGTCTTTTCCTTGCTGCCATATTTTTTACCCCCTTTGTACTTCTAACTTTCCATAAATCAAATATGGTGCTAATAATGCTATTACTTGGGGATGCACATTAAATTTTGCTGCTACTCTATCTAACTTATTTGGTCTATAATATGAAACTGCAACATCGCCAATTCTTTTCGATCTAATTAAAGAACTTGCATCCCAAGTCAGGATATTTTGCAAATATAATAATTGTATAATTTGAGCTTCTTTTGCATCATTTAAAGGATATATAACTTTAGATTTACAATCAGAATCTAATAATTTACTTACTTTTCCATCAAAGGTTATTGTCTTTTCTGAAATACTATTAGAAATAATAGTAAAACATTGATGATTTCCTGTTTCATCTATATGGATAGCACCATATTTTAAAAAGTCATCAAATGCATCAAATGTTTTATCTATAGTAATTATATTTCTATAATAACCATTACATTTAAGAACTATGTCTTTATCAGTATCTGGCGGATTTGGAAATTGTATCTGCAATAATCCAGTATCATAACTTATTGTACCAATTTCATTTCCATCATGAATGATCTTACCGTTTCCGTCATCAGTAACTTCAAATTCTGAACTATTAATTATAGTTTTGATATTAATAGAATTTGCAATTGGAAATACATCTAAATCAATTTCAAAATCTTTTTTTGAACCATCGCCCTTAGCAATATTAAAACTTTCTTCCTCAAAAGATTTAAGAATATTTCCTTTTAATGAAAATCCATCAAAATAATCTTTATCTACTGAATAAGGCTTATATCTTGCTATTTTTCTTGGTAAGTTTAAACTTTGGCCTTTATATAATTTTTCTCCTACAAATGGTAATCTTTCTATATAAGTTGTAGCTAATCTTAATAATGTTTCTTTCTCTTTTGTTATCTTTAACTTCCAATTTAAATCAGACCAAATAACCAATTTCTCATTGGCTTCTTCAAGAGTTAAATATGAATTGGCATTTGGAGAAGCTGGAACAGCGTTAATTGCCACAATATAAACCCCCTCGGAGGAACGAGGGAAGGCAGCAAGTTGCTATAATCATACCTTCCCCCGTTACATATGTGAACAGGTACAAGACCTCTAAGTTAAAACATAAACAAAATTTCCACAATCCCAAATCCTATCATAACCATTTTCTATCATATTAATCCATTCAGATTTACTTTCATCAAATTTTTCTAAACGCTTAGCTAATTTATGTTTCTGAAAATTTTCCCTTGGATATCTAACAAATTCGCCAATTTTAATATAAAAATAATTAGGTTTAGAAGTTCCAATTAACTTAAATCCTAACTTCCTCAATGAATATCCAGTTCCATATCTTCTATCAACATAAGAAATAATGGATTTGGGATTATAATTTTCTATAAAATAATTTAATAATTTAGAAAATGCACCAACAACTAAGCAATAATTTTTATTACAAAATCTTAAAATTTCCCATTCATATTTTTTATTAAACCTAGGTTTCCCCAAACAAAGCAATGAAACTAATTCATTATTGTAAAATAATCCAATATTTAATTTGGCCTTAATATCAGATTGAAGATGATTTTCTCGCAAAAACTCTTTAACTTCATTATAATCCAAATTTTTTATAATGCAAGTTCTAGCATATATTTTATTTTCCAATAATCCAAGTTTAGCAAGTAAAATACTTTTCACAATATCTTTTTTAAATAACCATTCATCTTCAAAAATCTGAATTAAATGAATTCCCTTTTGTTCGCACAATATTGTCTTATTTAAATGATAATTTCTATCTTTATTTCCATTTAATTCTGAATGCCAAAACAAACCATTCAATTCAATAGCTAAATTCCTGTCTGGAATAAAAATATCTAACTCTTTTCCATCTAAAATGGAGCGATCATGAACAATTACTTTATTATTATTTTCTTCCAAAAAATCTATAAGTTCTTTTTCTTCATTAGAACCTGAACACTTTGGACATCTAACAATGCTTCTTAATGTAGATTCAAACTCATAACCGCATTTCTTACATTTAAATTTATACTTATTAGCTATGCACTGATTTTTATCTTTCCAAACACCGTTATAATTTTCAGATAGAAAAATCAAATCATTTTTATCACAATATTCCTTTAACTTAGGCAAAAACTTTTCCGTTTCTTTAAAATGTTTAATTTCACTAACAACTTTTAATTTTGATATATTATCAACGCCATATTTTTTTAATAAAGTTTTCTTAAACTTTTCTTTTATTTTTTCGTTTTGAAGAGCATATGGAACGCCATATCTTTTTAAATTGGTTTGTTTAACTTTTTCTTTAATCTGTTCATTTTGAAGTGGAACTTCAACTCCATATCTCAATAAACATGTATCTTTTGCTTTTTGTCTAAAAAAATCAGATTTTAAAGCATTATCGACGCCATACCTTTCCAATAAAGTCTGCCTAGCCTTTTGTCTTATAAAATCAAGTTGAAATGGATTTTCAACACCATATTTTTTTAAAAAAACTTGTTTCCTTTTTTCTTTTATAACTTCAGCTTGTGATGGATTTTCAACACCATACTTCTTCAAAAAATATCTTCTAAGGTATTCAGCTACACATTCCTTCTTTCCACAGGTTTTTGAACGCTTATTTTTCTTTTCAGCACCGCAAATAGGACATTTCATAAAAAAAATTATATAACAAAAAATTACATTTGTAAAGGCCCAATTAAGGGCCTTTACGTTATGTTATGATTTAGCGAAGCAAGCGCCCATTGTGTAACGCCAATCTTTCACATAACCACCAAATAGAACCATTACACTGGCCTTGATTTCCTTGTTTTCTTTGTCCTGCCATACATCTATTATCACTTCCTCTCCAGACAATGCCACTAATCCACGACCTCTCTGTAACAATGCCCATGGGAAATGATTGCCAACTTTTGGAATCCTATTCCAAGGAAGTACACCAAACATGTTATAGAATGGATTCTTCTTAGTAGCGCCTGAAGTTTTTTGTGGATAATATTCGCTGGAAATGTCAGCTTTAATATCATGTGCTATAGAAGGATGGCATAAAATTGTATCTGGCCTTATTGTGATAGGATTACCCCTATCATTATATGCATTATCAACTACCATCTTTGTATAAGCGCTATTTAAATTAGTTATAGTATAATCTTTATCAGCACCTAAATAATTCTGCCCACAACCAGAAACACTAGCAGATTTTAGTGGATGCTCATTACCTGCATCTGCCATAAAAGGTTTACCATCATATATGAATTTACCACTAGGATCTACAATATCGCCTACGCTATTATCAAATATATCATGACCAGATGTCAAAGCGCCATACACAAAGAATTTAGAATAGAAAGATTCTTTTGTTCTAGCAGCGGCCCTAGACCACTCCTTAATAGTAGAGCTGAACAATTTTGCAATTGCTTCCATGCTTCTATGTGTTTCATAATTCCAGCGCATCCCACGTGCAAATGTTCTAATTTTACCTATTAGCAACCAACCTTCTTCTGGAGTATCATATTCAATAGGCTCGCCTGGTTTCTTTTCTTTTAATTCATCTAATCCTACCATTGTATGGGACATCACATATGCATCAGGGCAATCTTCTTCTTCAAATAAAAGTGGCCAAACAGGAGCTTCTTCTTCATATTCCCTAAAAAAGATTTCATAACCTTTAGATTTTAAGACTTGGGTGAATTCAGTCTGTTCTGCCATGATAATTAAACCTCCAAATATATATTATTTTCTAATTTTTATGAAACAACTATTTGCTTATGTGTATTAATTTTAACACGCATATAACCTGCTTCTGCTTCTTCATCGGAAGCGCCTACAAAAATCACGAAACCTTCATTAAATGGACTATTATCCAAATCCACAACCTGCTCATTGTTGTTTATAATAACTTTAAGTGCATCGCCATAACGTAATGCTTTAATAGCAGTTTCTGCATTTGGAGAACCGCCAATACCTTTGATTAGGAAAATAGCTTCTTCATCAGTAATAACAAATCTTTCTTTATCTTTGCTAAATGTATATGTTCCATCACCATTATCAGTTACGCCATAAACATTGTAAGCAGTATAATCGCCTAAAATAGCCCAGCCAACTATATTGTCAGTAGCATTGCTTCCCTGATCTATTAATTTATAATCTGCGCCTTTCTGACCTACAAAAGTAGCCGTCCCAGCTTTCACTGTTACACCATTTAATTTAATTTTTAAATTAAGACCATCTGCATGATAAGCATCATAAATACCTGCTTTGATAGACTTCATAATATTTAACCCCCTATTTAAATAATAAAATTATTTTTGAAATTTCTTCTGGCAATTTAGTAATCATTTGATTAGTCAATTCAGCTGAAAATCTTAACCAACAAGCCAAAATTGTTCCCTTTTCGCACTCAGTCAAATCCTTATAATCTTTATCTTTCATTATTTCTTCTATCTTGTTTAAACATTGAATGGAACTATATGAAAATTTATTTATATCTTCACCCAAAGCATTTTTCCAAAAACAAATGGAAAAGGCTGAATATTTTGCTAAAATTTTAGCTAAATCATCGGCCTGTTTCATTACCTTTGCATAACTCTTATCAATCTTTGGAACTTTAATTGTTTTGGAAGTAGTTCCACATGCAATAGTAAATAAAAACATAAAAATCAAAAATAATGAAATCAATTTCTTCATATTTTAAACCTCTAAAAATTTTTCTAAACTTTTTAAAATTTCTTCTATATTTGTATTTTTTAAATTTACAAAATAGCCTTTTTTATGTATAAAACATTCAGTATTTATATATTTATGAAAATCAACAAGTGATGGGCCATTAGATTGAAATCCCTTTCTTATTCCAAGGTCATCACCCATTCGATAAACCATATAATCAACTTTCCTAAGTTCTGATTTCAGATATTTAGATTCTGGAAGAATATTATCGTTTAGCGCAATTAGATATGATTTAATTTGAATCTTTTCTAATTGAATATCTTCAAATTGCTTTAACCAATGTAATCTATATCTTTCAAAATAATCAAAACAATTAGATAATAATTGCAATGTATCTGTTCCTTCTGAATCCAATCCCCACCAAAAATCTTCCTGTAAATTGTTAAGAAAATGAAAATTTATATCTTCCTTTATTATATTCTTAAAGAAATCAGAAAAAGAAGGATAAACAAATATTTTCAACTTAGTATCTATTTTTATATCAAATAAGATTATATCGTTATTTTGCAAACGAATAGACTTCTTTGGAAAAATTGGACAGTAATCAGATAGTTTAAGTTTCTTCTTCTTATGTAAACAATATGCAACCTTTATAGCATCCGAAGACAATACACAAGGCAATAGAACACGCAAAAGGGAAAACCTCAAAAGATTTTACACATAGATGTTAACATATTTCACATAAAATGTCAAGTTCTAGGATGGTGTCTTCCACGTAATTTTTTGATCTTTCAATTCAAATCTTCCTTCTGGAAGTTCTCTAATATTTAAAGTCTGAATTTGGCCATCTGGACTTTCAACTTCTATTTCTATGTAAGCTATATCATCAAAATCAGCAGTAGCATCATTTGGAACATAAATTTCAAACTTGCAATTTTTTGAATCAATAATTTTTATTTGTTGGTCGCTTCCACCAGAATTAGCAGTTGCCAATTTAACAGAATGTTGATAATCATCATAAATTTCACAACGAATTTTCCAACCATCCAAATTTTCAATCCCGTTTACAGTACATGTAAATAAAATAGCATCTCCTTTAGTTAATTTCATATTAACTTTCCTCCTGACAAGCAAAATTTAGATTAAATTCATTACATTGAAAATCTAAATTCAAATTATATTTGCTATAATTCAAGTTCAAGTTATATTTGCTATAATCTAAAGTTAATTTACAAGGTGCAAATTTCAATCTTTGAAATAATAAAATATCTGTTGAATATCTAATTTCATTTATTTGCAAGAATAAAGCATCAATAGAAATTTGTTTTCCAATTATTTCTAATATTATATCTATAATATAAGCAAAAGATTGCAATTGTCCTAATAAAGAATCAATGTTATAGTTAGCAAATTGTAATTGCTTTAGTAGTAAATCAATATTATAAATAAAAGATTTCAATTGTTTTAATAAAACATCAACATTATAAGAATCTGATAATAGTTCACTAAATACTGAATCAACATCATAACTAGTAAAACGTAATTGCTTTAAAAAAACATCTATACTCCAAACAATTGATTTCAATGATTTTAACAAAATATCGATCTGATAAGCAAAATTTAAGACATTTCTCAGGAGAATATCAAGATTATATTGAAATTCTACTTCTTCTTCTTTTTGTAATATTAAATCTATGGAATATTGTAGTTGTCCAACTTTACTTAGAATTAAATCAATACTATAATTATTAAATACAATCTTTTGCAACAAAATATCTAAACCATAACCAAATTGTCTTAATTCCTTAATTAATATGTCTAAAGTATAAATAGAAGATTTTAATAATTCCAATAAAATATCAATGTTATAATATTGATAACACAATTTCTTTATTAATATATCGACATCATAATTTAAAAATTGGATTTTTTCCAATAAAATATCAATATTATATAATTTCTCAATTTTCTTTATTATTACATCAATATTATAGGCTAAAGAATTTAATCCTTCTAATAACGAATCAACAAGAATAGTCTTTTTCAATCCATAAAGTATTGCATCTATAGAATAATTAATTTCTTTTACAGTCTGTTCATCTCCAATTGTCGAACTTGGTTCTGGGTCAATATACTTACGTACCAGTATCCAATCGAATTTGAAATCCGAAGTATCATAAACATTGCTTTGAGTTCGATTTCCTAAATTCAAACTAGTCAAATCATACGTATTAACATAAGAACTACCTTGTTGTGAACCATTTAAATTAATTTTAAGATTATCACTTTGATCCTTAATAAATTCAAGAATACCCCAAGAAGTTAAGTTATCACCAACATCATACTCATTTCCATCAGTATCATATATAGCAAGTTTATCATAACTATCTCGCCATATTTTAAATATCAAATTATTTCCATTCCACCAATACAAACCAGAACCATGACTGGTAGGATTCAATTGATAATATCGTGCACGTAATGCAGCATGAGATAATGAATCGTGAGTATGTTTAATTCCAAACGGAAGATGTGTCCAAGTTAAAATACTATTTACTACAGAATAATTTCCATTTCCTTGACTACCTTGAACAAAAGTCCATTTATTAGTATCAATGTCCGAACCATCAAAATCGTCAAAGAAAATAAATGTGTTATCGCCATTACTTAAATCATTGGCATTAGAACTTCCATAATAAAGATAAATAGTCTTAGTAGAAGAAGCTGGAATAGAAGGAACTTTTACCCAAAGAATGGCTTCTTGATTATTTTTATCCCATTTTTCTCTCCAAAAATGTAATGGAGTAGTTCCATCAGAATCAGCAAATGCAATATCTGTACCATCATCTTTAGCATGATTAAAGTTAAAATTACTAGAATTTAAAACTATTTTTACTTGATAATCTGCAAGATTATTAGAATTTGATGTATTATCTATAGTTATCTGTCTTCTAAAATTATAAGGAAGCCATCCTTCTTTTACTATACATATATCAACAGAATAATCAGAAGTTTGATGCTTCAAAATACATACATCACAAGAATAACTACTCGAATATACATATTCTTCTTGTTCCGAAGAAGAAAAACTTGGTTCTGGACTAACATACTTACGAACACGATATGTATCGAATACTGCATTTTCATATGCAAATATCCCAAAATGACCATCTGTATAAGAACCATCATTAACATTGATTGATTCAAATAATGAATTATCTGAATTATAAACATAAAAAATCAAATCTCCATTATCTTTCCATATAACTTTTAAAAAATACCAAATATCTTCAGATAATTCCCCTTGTTTTGAACCACTTGCCAAAAGAGGTTCAGATGCATGGTCTTTTCGAATCTGAATATCTTTATATGAAGATCTTTGATCAAGTATAAATTGATAACCATTTGCTTCAGTAGATGGTTGTGCAATTTGAATACCAGCAAGTGATGTATTAGAAGAAGCCTTTAACATTACCCAAGTTTCGAAAATTCTATTCCTGCCAGAATTTTGATCTATTGTTTTAGTCTTATATGATTGATTACCTTCTGCCTTAATTGCATAATTACCTGTTTTCACATCCGTTGTAGTAAACGAAATCGACAAAGAACCTTGATTAAAATCAGTCGTATTTTCGAAATCATCAAAGAAAATAAATGTATTATCACCATCGCTTGCATTAGTTGCTTCGGAATTTCCATAATAACAATAAATATCTACATTATTATCCAAATTATCACTAATTTTTACCCAACAATATGCTATACGATTGGGACTTGTCCCTTCTACTTTTTCTACCCAAAAGTTCAATAAAGTAGTTCCATCATTTTTAGTGAATCTTAATTAAGTCACCAGATTGATTTTGATCGCTAGGGAAATTAGATGAATGGCCTTCTACATGGAAATCACATCCTGAAGCACCAGAACTTTCACCTACCTTTAGTAATACTTGATAATCAGTTCCAGCGCCTGATTGGCCTTGAATGGTTATTTTCTTTCTGTAATTCCAACCATTTAGCCACGCCATTTAATATGCACCTCTTAAAAAACTAATCATTTAGCTTTTTTATCTCCCTATTACCATTTTCATCAATTATCCATAAAAATTTATGTTTCTTTCCCAAAATATATTTAATTCTTCTACCGCCATTTTTACCTAATGCAATATAATTACGTCTAAAAATTATTGGTTCTTCGCCTTTTTCCAGAAAAATTTCATAACTGGGAATTTGTTTTGGAAGAACTAATAAACCTTTATCTAATAGTTTTTTAGCCAATTTAATATCAAATGGATACCAACCAATAATTAATGCATCTTTCTTAGAAACATTCCCATACAATATTTCATTTCCATTCTCATCAAATTGTGCTATGCTTTTGCCATTAGCATAAGTAACTTTCCAATAATAAACCCAAGGACGATAAAGTAACAATTTTTCATAAGTTTTAAATAATTTGTCAAACATAGTTAACCTCCTTTCTTTAAAGACAATAATCCGTCCCATTCTGATAACCCAACTTGAATTATAGAATGGGACGATTAAAATTAAAAATAATTAACCTGTACTTTTGATGAATTCTCTTACTTTTTTAGGAATTTCTTTAAAAGACGGATAAGACTTGCTTCTACATCTATGTGTAAAAATAAAAATTCCATTTTCATCTATACCAACACTAAATCCCCCTCTCCTTATTGCAAGTTGGCTATTCGACATTCCCTTTGGAACTGCCGTTTTAAGCCCCTTTGGCTTAATATAGGGACGGAATGCTCCTCGGCTACTCTTTCGAGTAAGTTCCATGCTCCCACACAATCAGCGTTTCCCTTAAAACCACACTGACTGCACTGAAACACTTCAACACTTACTCGATTCGCCTTATCGGTGAACCCACACACAGGGCATCTTAGGGAACTGTATTGCGGGTTCACCTTTATTACTTGGAAACCTTCCAAGCGTCCCAATTCTTCCAATTTGTTTGCTAAATGATTATATGCCCAAGTATTGTTGCGCCTTCTAAATTCTTTTGTGCGATTTCTTTTGCCTTTAAATAATAATTTTTCAACCACAAAATCAGTATTGGGATAAAGTTTTACTAATAACTTTGCATAATAATTTAGCAATTGTTTTTGCGATGATAATTTTCCTTTATAACTTCTCCACTTAGTTCTTATCCTTAAATCTTTTAATTCCTTGCCAAAGATTTTTCCATCAGAAGTAGCAATTGCGTTGTTTAAACCTACATCAATGCCAATCTTATTATTGTTTTGTTTTTTCTTTTCTGGAAGTTCTATGAAACATTCCATAAAATAGTCATTGTTAATTTTTAATAATTTAAAGCTTTTTCTCAGTTTTCCTTTTTTTACCATTTTATTGAATAAGTTCGTTCTTTTACAGGGTATCTTTAACCTGTGTCTTGAATTTAAACTTATAACTGAAAACCAAATATCAAATTCTTTTGTTTTAAGTTCAGGAATAATATAAGCACTAAATTGATTTAAATCTATTTCTTTTCCTTTAAAATAAGGCCTTTCTTTTTGTTTATTCTTTTTTGCTCCCTTTACTATTTGCCAAGCTTTTACCGAAGCATCTCTAATTAATCTTCCGCCTCGACAATATTCTTTTGGTGGATATGAACCTTTTATATCTTCAAAATCCCAAAATAATTTTATTTTATGATTAACTTGATCTCGCCAGAATGCAAGCAATTTATTTAATTCTTTAATTTTACCTTTATTTGCATAAATCTTCAATCTGTAAGACTTAATCATCATATTCCAAGGATCAAATTTAGTTGACCACTTTCCATTTTTCAATAAGTATTTAATTTTCTTCTTTTTTTTCATTTTTCAAAAAAAATAACACTTCAGGTATTAAAAATTTAGTATCAATTCTATGGCTAACTTCTAAATTGCCATCTTTATAAATTTCAAATAAAACTTCATGTTCATCTAAACGTCTATAATATCTTGCAATCCCATTCTTTTCCATTAAAACAACAAAATTCAAAAATTTATCATGGATCATACAATTTCATTTCTTTAATAGTTTTTTTCATTAATATCAACTGTTTATTCAATTCCGCCAAAAATTGTTCAAATTCCACCGAACCACTTATTTTTTTATAAACCATAATCAATCCTGCTAGAATATCTGAAAAGAAATCATATAAACTTTCTTCTTTTGAACTAGAACTAGTATAAAAATAATACAAATTAGAAGACTTAATCATAACGGAAATATGATAATCATCCTTACATTTTTCTTCAATTATCTTCAATAAATCCTTTAATTTCATCAGTTACTCCTTAAATAAAATTCTTTTCTGCAAGACTTTTCAATTGTTCTTTACGCTTTTTCTTTGCTTCTTCCTGCAATTGTAATAATTTCTTTAAATCCTCTATTGTCATATTTCTAATTTCTGCCTGATGCTTTAATTCTTCTTCTGTATATTTCTTTGCTATTTCAGATAAATCTTCTTTAGGCTCTTTCTTTTTGCCTTTATCGCCTTCTTCCACAGGTTCATTAATTTTCACTTTTACTAAGTCAGCATTTTCTGGGTCTTCAAGGAATTTTTTAATATATTCTTCTACTGGAACCTTTATTACATTGCCACGACTAGTTTCTTTCACATGATACCAATCACCATTTTCTTCATCCCATACAAAATCATCTCTGCACAATTTAACAATTCTTTTGGGGTTCTTTGCTATATTATATGCAGAATGTAAAATTCTGCTTTCCAACTGATACCTTCTTAGTTTGAAAATTTCATCTTTAGAACTATTTAAACCACTTTCTAGTTCTTTGATTTTCTTTTCATATTCTCTTATTTCGGCCTGATATTCTTTTTTCAATTTTTCAATTTCCCTTTCATGCTGAATTTTCAACTTTTCTATTTCCGAAGCCTCCTTCATCTTTTCTTCTTCTTCTTTTTCCTGATACTGGTTCAATTTTTCTTCCAATTCGGACATTCTTTGCTTAAGTTCTTCTTCTGCCTTTTCTCTTACTTGCATCTTTTCCTGCAAAATCTTCAATTCTCTTTTTGCTTTTTTAGCTTCTTCTTCCGCTGCACGTAACTCTTCCTTTAGCTTATCCCTTTGCTCTACAACTTTCTTAAATTCACTTTCAGAAACAAACTTTTTATCTTCAGGCATAATATATTAAACCTCCTAAATTATTTTTCTTCTTCTTTTTCTTCTTTTGGTTTTTCTTTCCCTTTTTCTTTAGGCCTTTTTGCTTGTTTCTTTACTTTACTTCTTTTTATTTCTTCTTCACTAGCTGTAAAATCATAGATATCACGGGCCTGACCAAACAATATACCCGCTGAATCTTGTATTTCATTAATAATTTCATCACGATTTTTCTGAACCATCGGATAAGGACAATTTTCAGTTAATTCTACGGCTAATGCTTTATTGAAGCTCCTGCTAATATTTTTCTTCATCATTTCAAATATGCTGTCGAAATAATCCATGAAACTCAATGCATTAACATCCCTGCAATAACTGCTGAAATATCTTTTATTAATTTGCCTTTCCTTATTCAAATATCTTAAATAAAATTCTATCATTTGGTTTTCAGCACTTTCTAAATGCATAACTTTAGCCTTCAATGTTGCACCAACCAATTCCAATGCAATTCTTCTTGCTCTACTGCTATTTGTAACGATATCTTCTCTAGTTCCAGCTAAAGCTGTACTCAAATAAATAAAATCTATCATACCATTTATAATGTTCCAAATTGTTCTTAATTGACTAATGTCTGGTGTAATAAATTGTGGTGGATGGCCTGCGCTTGCTGGATAAGTGAAAACAGATGAAGTTCCAATTTTCTTTAAAACATTCCCTTCTTCTGCTCTATTCATTTCTTCTAATTCACCATCATCAGGACAAACCAATTGTGCAAATCCCTGTCTCTCTATCATTTCATCAATTATAGAAGTCCAGTTAAAGATAGTTCTTGCTAGGTAAGGCATATCATTTGATAAAGGTTCACCTTCACCTAAATTATCCACTTCATCATGCAAAACCCTAATTAACGGAATCTCACCTAAGGGATTACTTGCACTTCGAATCGAATTTCCTTCTTCATCAAAAGTATAAATTCTTTCTTTAGTTAATAAATAATAATATATTTTTTCTTCTCTTTCTACAAAAGGATTCTTATCATCATATTCAGGCAATCTTATTAATGCCCAATTATAATTCCCAAAGGAATCTAAAGACCAATCAACAACATCTAAATAAGATAATACGTTTACATAAGGCAAGATTCTTTTTTCTAAAACTTCTTTTAGACTTAATGAACCTTGTATATTGTGCGGAACATCAAATCTTAACCAAAGATAAGATTGGCCCATTAAAGTAGATAAATTAGAAGCTTTGCGCATAATTTTATCAATATTATTGCCTTTTCTATCGGCATTTTCAAAGAAAGGGGCTAAAATGGGTGCATTGGAACGTTTAACAGGCGTGGCAAAAATAAAATTAGTAAAAGCATTTATAACTTTTCTAGTGATATTCATATAAGAAGCACGTTTTTTGCGATTCTGGAAAGAATCATCGTCTTCCAACGAATGACTAAAAAGTTCATTCTCAATAAAATCTTGTCCACCTAAATAGGCTCTTAGGAAAAACTCATATTCTTCCTTTTTCTTTGTATAATTAGGATGTCTTCTTGAAGTATCAAAATTCACACAGGTTCACCTCATTAAACCAAGCATAACATAAAAAAGCAAATTTGTCAAGATTATATTATTTAACTAAATGTTTTTCCAATAATTTTTTTCTATTATATTTAGGTAAAGATCTCCAACCTTTTTCGCCTCTATTTTTCATATATGCTTCTTTTTCCCGTTGTTTTGGAATATTCTCATCAAATGGTTCAGCGCCTTTTTCCCACATTCTATAATCATTAAAATATGTCCCAGGACCAGCTTTAGTTAAATCTATTCCTGGTGGACTAGTAATAACCTGATACATTGTACCTTTTGCACCACAAACAGGACAAATCTCTGGTGCTTTATTATGTTCTGAAATAGGTTTTTCTTCTTCAACTATTGTTCCACATTTTCGACATTTATACTCAAAGCGGGGCATGGTTTTTACCTCCTAAAATTTATTTCTCCATTTCTTTTAAAATTTCTTCTATTTCCGCTATTAAATCTTCTATAGCTACAACTTCATCCCCACAACCTAATGCCATAAGTTTATGTTTTTCACGTCTCAAATTATATAATTTATCTTCAAGGAGAATTTTAACAGCTCTCTCTAAAATATCTTTTTTCATTTTTACCTCTTTTTAAACTTTACTTTGCCATCTTTTAGAAATTTTCGTTTCCACTCTCAAATCAATTGAACCTAATAATTTATCTACAAGTTCATGTCTTTCCCTAATTCCTTTAGTCATTTCATAAATTATAAATTCTTCCATTTCTTTAATAAATTTTTCATCATTATCTATCTCAAAGATAATTTCATCATGCGCTTCTATAATTGGATAAATTCTTTCATCTAATAAACGGTTTTCAATAATTTCATCTATATCGCCAAGCGAAATTAACATAATATCTGACGCAACAGATTGAACTACAGTATTAAAAGCCTGTCGTTTTGTTTCTTCATCAAATTTATCAAATTTTCTTATCCTTCCAAAAGGAGTATTAATATAATGATTTTTTTCTACAAATCTTACACATCTATCTATTGTTTCTCCTATCTGCGGAAATCTCTCAAAAAAATTATCAATTAATTCTTGTGCTTTATCTTCCGAAATTCCCAATCTTTTAGCCAATCCAATAGGTGTTATACCATATAATATACCAAATGTCACAGATTTTGCAAACTGTCGCTGTTGTTTTTGAACTTTTTCATAAGGAATATTGAATATCATAGAAGCAATCATTGTATGAACATCTTTTCCAGACTTCAAAATTTCAATTAATTTCTCATCACGAGATAAAGCACCAGCAACACAAACTTCAATCATAGAATAATCTGAACCTAAAAATAATTTATTTGGCCTTGCAATAATCATTTCCCTAACGCCACCTGTTCTTGGAAGATTTTGAAAATTAAATTTATGTTCTTCTCTTCCTAATTCAGAACCGCTACTTGTCCTTCCTGTAATAGTCTTAGTTAAATTGAAATTTGTATAAGCTATGCCATTAATTAACTTTGCTTTAATACCCTTAGCATATGTTGAATATAATTTTTCAAATTTTCTATATTTAGATATATAACCTGCTATTGGATATTTATCTTCCAATTCTAATAAAACTTCCCTTTTAAATGATTTATAATCTTTATATGATAAACCATATACACCATAGAATAATAATCTAATATCATGATCAGAACTTGGATTAAAAGGTACTTTATTAATCAATCTTTTCTTATAAAATTGTATTAAACTTTCAGGCAAAAATTTTACATTTATATTATCTAAAAAATCAGTTGTCATACTTTCTATCTTCTTTTTTAATATTTGTAATCTCCTTTCAAACTTTTGCGTAAGTAAATCTAAATATCTAGTATCCACTAAAACACCTTTATATTCCATTTTCATCAAAGCTCTTTCTGCTTTTAACAAAAAATTCCACAAAAAAATTTTATCTTTTAACTTATCTCTTAAAATATTATATAATCTAGCAGTTTTTATAACATCACTTGCATTATATTCTGGATTTATATATGTTTTCCAATCTTTACTTCCTTTGATATCTTCTCCGTAATGAATCAATTCTGGAACATATTCATAACATAAACTTTGCAAATTATAATGCTTTCTATTTTGATCTATTATATAAGCAGCTAATTGTGTATCTGCATGTATTGGAAGCCAAATTTTAAATTTATCATAAATCCACTTCAAATCAAACTTAATATTATGACCAATAAGTTTATGCTTAGAAAGTTCCAAAATCAATTCTTTAGTTATATCATTTGTAACAAATGCAAATTTATGATTACCAATGCCTAACAGTTTTATGTCGCCAAACTGCCATTCAATAGCAGAAGTTTCCAAATCAATTGTAACTTCATCTAATTGTTTTAATATTTTTATAAGTTCATTACTATTTTCAATAAATTTATATTTAATTTTTTCTTTTTTTAATTTATTATTGAACAATTCATTTAATACCTTCAATGCATCAGAAATAAATCTTGATTTAGCATCACTTCCATATTTACGCATATAAGATGCTGGATGCGGCAATATTGCAAAATATTTATTATCTTTTAATACAACTTTATTTTTAATTTCAGTTAAAGTAAGACCTAACATTCCTTGAACAGGCACGTTTCCCAATAAAAGAAATTTATTACAATCTATATTTTCAATTTCCTTATCAAGATAATACTTACATCTTCTTATTATCGGAACTGTAATTTTAATTTCCTTATCAAAACAATGAACCATATTGGTTGCAAAACAATCTTTTCTATTAATTCCATAAGATGATAAAGCAGACCATAGAAAGTCGCCCGACTTTCCAACGAAAACTTTTCCTTGTTCTATTTCAGTTTGTCCTGGATTAATCCCTATAATAATCAGTTTTGGTGGATTTTCCTTAAATTTTTTTAATTCATCTTTAGAAGGAAATACAGATGGGCTTTTTAGAAAAGGACACTTTTCACAAATTTTGTCTATTTTATGAGGGACAAATTTTTCAAATAACATATTACAAGTTCCCAATTGCTACCCAAATTTTCATATCTTTTGTTTCCAAATAAGCAACATTATTTTTACAAATTAAAAATTCGATATAATCATCATTAGATGGAATATTAAAAATTATTGCAGGTAATATATAAGTACCATCCAATTTTCCTTCTATCTTACACAACAATTTGATTTCAGGATATTCATTAATCAAATAATTTTTCTCTAAATTCAAAGTATCTATTTTTGACAAAGAAGTCAATAATTTAACATCATTATATGGAACTTGAACCTTACAAATAAATTCTTTAGAATTTTTAATATTATCTACTTTTTTATAAAAATCATCTTCAGCTTCAGAACCAATTATATAAGAAACAAATCCATGTTCAGATGTAATATGTCCTACCCAAACATCTGAAAATTTGGCAATTGAAAAATAATTATCAGGAATTATTAACTCATCAGTATTAATGATTAAACGTTTAATCTTCTTATCAAAATCAACATATTCTGGTTTTATCTCTACATAAACAGAATCATTTCCCAAAGCTAAAAAGTTAGGGCTAATATCTATATATGATATATCACTAGTAAATTTTTTCAAAATATTAGCAATTTTAATCATTTTTTCCAAAGTACCTTTTGTAAAATATATTTTGTTATCTACTTCGATTCTATCTGGAAGCTCAGATTCTATACATGGTATAAATGCTTCTAAATTTCCAATCTTATATACCAATTTATCTTTTTTCAAATTTAGCTTTCCATTTTGGACTTCCAAAACTTTATATATCAAATCACAAGTAGCTTGCAAAGGCTTTTCAACTGGAAAATCCATATCGATTTCACCATAAATACCCATTCCAGAAAAAATTGCCTTATCTTTTACTAAAAATACATAAGCATTTTTCTTTTGTAAAATATTCAATAACTCTTTCATCTTTAACCTCCAAATTTATTTTTTACTTTTTCTAATCTAAAATATGTTTCTAATATAGCCAAAATCATAGAAGATGAATCATAAATAGGATGATTTAATGGCTCTATACAGTCATATATCAATCTAATATTATCTGGTGATAATATCAAAAGTTGATTAATAAAGGTAGCTAATAAGTATTTTCTTAAAGCTTCAGTATTTGCCTCTATTTCTCTTTTATATTTATTCAGATAATCAATTAATTGTTGTAAATCACTAACATTAAATAATATCTCTGCTATCTTAGAAAAACTTAATTCTTCATGACTAGAAGTAATTTTTTCCAAATAATTTAATGCATCACCTTCACTATTAAAATGAATCATTCCCGACATTAATTTTTTAGCTATACCAATACATCCATAAGATTTTTCATATAACTTTTGAAAAAAAATTGCACTCACTGGAAATTGCAATGAACGCAACCCTTTAGCTATACATTTACAAAAAGTTCTATATTCCAAAGCTTCAGTTCTTAATCTAAGACATCTTCTTCTAATAGTAATTGGAAGTTTATCACCTTCTATTCCAGTCAAGATAAAATGTACATCTTTTGGTGTATTTTCAAAAATGTTCAAAAAGCTATTCATTGCAGCCGTACCAATCTCATTAATTTCATCTAATATCCAAATACGTTTTCTATTTTCGAAAATTGGTGTTTGAGCACGTCTAATTATCTCCCTTGCATTATCTATTCCCCTTAAATCAGCAATATTTATAAAATAAATATAACGTGGAATTGTAAAGTGATTAGCAATTATATTAGCTAATGTAGTTTTGCCAGAACCTGAAGGGCCAAAGATTAAAATAGCCCCAGGTAATGGTTGTTCACCATCAAAAAATGGTTTTAATACCTTTTTTAATAATTCATTTCCACAAATATCTTCTAGTTCCACTTTAACCTCCAAAGCGGGAAGCAGGACTTGAACCTGCAACTTCCTGACTGGTAATCAGGTGCTTTACCAATTAAGCTATTCCCGCTTTTTTTTAAATTTCTATTTCTTGATCAATATCTGATGATAAATCTTCAATTTCAGGTTCAGCAGATAGTTTCTTTCTAATACAATTTACATCATACTTACAATCAAAAGCAATTTCATCTTCTCTAAGTTGAGTAACATTCCAATGAAAGAATAAATAACTTATTGGATACTTATTCTCATTTTTACAAGGTAACATTCTAATTTCTATCGTCTCATTTTCCTTCATTTCAAATCTTGGCTGGAAAATTTGAATTTGATTGCTAATCAACATATAAGATAAGAGAGCTTGATCATGAATATCTATTATTTCTTCTTTATACTTATTCCACAATTTCGTAATTGACATTGGTTTACCTTTATCAACATCATATTGTGTTCTACCATCACTTCCAGATGTTTTCTCTATAACCAATGTATAACCTTTTTCTGGATCAACAGCATCTCCCCAACTATTTGGAGCTTTCGGGTGCATTTTCCTTACAATTTTATCTGTTACATTAACAGGTATTTGGAAAAGTGTAATTCGTCTAGAATAATCTTCATATTGTTCACTAAGAATAACCGCATAGCAGACAAAGAATTTTTTCTTATAAATGCTACTAGCTTCATCATCATGTCTTTCGGCATACAGCCGTCTGGCCTTCAAACAATGTGGACATTCAATGCCGAACATTCCTAAGCAAGGAACACCAATTCTTTGACTTTCGCCTGACACTACCCTTCTTACATTTTCTGTTGTTTTGTCATTTAACCAATTAAACATCTTTAACCTCCTTTAATTTTATTTTTTTAATCTTCTTTCCAAGGCCCATCTAAAATTTTTAATAATTCAGCCTTGGAAAGATTATCTTCACTTATTAACAATTCTTTATCAATTTCTAATATAGCCTTTAACAATGATGCTCTTTGTACATGTATTTGCAACATAGTTTTGCAAAATTCATATAATTCTGTTGTTCTATCCAATCTCTTTTTTAATTTAACATATTCCTCATCCAATGGCAAGGTGTATTTTATAAAATTTTGTTTAGCCGCTTCAGATTTAAATTCCTGTTCATTAATCACTTTAGCTTGATATGCAATGAATTCCAATTCCGCTTGATGCATAGATTTTCTAGCTTTACGAGCTCTTAGAGCCCATTGTCCTAATAGAAATGGTTGTTGTTTTATTAATTCAACCAATTCGCCAATACTCGGCGCACCCAAATATAACTCTTTCCTTAAATCTAATAAATATTTCAAATCTTCTTTTTTCATTTTTTCCTCCTTTTTTCTTTTATTTCCATACTTTCAAAAATTTGCTCCAATTTAATAGCTTCATCTTTAGTTATTTCTCTAAAATGAAGAAAATTAGTATCTAAATCAAAAAAACAAGTGCCACCTTGAGATTCTCTACCCGCTTCTACTGAAACATACAATACTCTACTAAAGCTTTCTTCAATACCTGGAATTCTATTTCTATGTATTAACAAAACTGTATCACTATCTGATAGAAAACTAGCCGCCCATTGTGGTGTCATCCCTTTTGGCATCATAGTAGGATCGCCCTTACCAAAATGCGCAATTATAACTATTGGAACTTCCAACTCACGTGAAATGTCTCTAAATTTTCTAATATAACTTTCCATAACCTGAACTCTATTGTGAATTTCTGTTCTCACCAAATAATGTATATTATCAAATATAACTAATTTTAAATCAAAACGCAAGATGCTATCTCTAATAGTTTCTTCTACTTGCTCAGGTTTTTTAATACTATTTGGAGCACAAATATAAAGGCTTGGAACTTGATTCTCATCTAAATAATGTTTTATCAATACATAATCCTTTGTAAATTGAAAATCTCTACCAACATCTAATAACATTCCCCAAGCTAATTTAGCTAATCTAGTAGCTGTCATTTCAACACAATAATACATAGTTGGAATATTTTGACGTGCTAATTCTGTAGCAATTTTTAAAAATAATGAGGTTTTTCCCGTCTTCGGGAAACCTACTGCTGTAATCAATTCGCCTGACCTAAAACCACCATTTAAAATTCTATTCAATTCTTCGCTAAATGTTGGCAATACATTTTCCGATATTTCACCTGCCAATATTTCACTTTCCGCTATTTTATCTATTCTATGTACAGATTCAGGTTCTGCTCTTGTTGCTTCTTTTAATAATAATTTAAATCTTTCTATCCCAAATTCATTTACATAATCAGATACATCATAACCTTCTGGCAAATGAATTATATAACAACGATGGATACCTAATCTGCTAATCAATTTTTTTGTTCCTAATTCGCCTGCCTTATCTGCATCAAGTGCTAAATAAATCTTTTCCAATTCTTCAAATCTTTCATACCATTCAGGGTGGAAAACCCCAGCACCAGGAATCCCCAAAACATTTTCTATTCCTTTATCTATTAAAGTTATAGTATCATGTTCACCTTCTAGAAGAATTGCTTCACCAATATCATAAATATCTTTTAATGCATCTTCATTATACATTATTTTAGGTGCATTCTTTACTTGCCTAAAAGTTTTAGGCAATCCAAACCAACTTCTATACTTAATATTATATAATCTCCCATTTTTAAAATATGGGATAACCAAAGTCTTTGGAACTGGCAAAATTTCACCATCAACTTCTTCATTTTCAACCAAAACACCCAACTTTTGTCTTCTTATAGTATTTAATGAAATTTTCCAATTCTTTATTAAATCTCTTAAATATTTTCTATTTTTCATCAATGTATTATGTGCTAACATAACTTCATCTAAATATTTATTATCTAACGGTTTTAACTTTTCAAAAGATAGCTTCGCAACGGTATCAATTAATCCCATTTTCTTTTTCAAACTATAAAGACTTCTACCACTTTCTAAACATGCAAAACAATGCCATTTGCCTGTAACAGCATGAATAACAAATGCACGATTACCTTCCGAACCACAAAAAGGACATTTATGTAATCTTATTTCTTCGCCTTCTACTTTAAAATCCAAATTTTGTCTTTTCAAAAAATCAATCGGCCTTTCCATGATTAAATCCTAAAAATAAAATTACGCACAGGTGGTGCAAATCTTAATAATGATCCATATTTTTCTTCAAACAACAACTTTTTCTTTTTTATTAATAGTATATCAGCATTAGTTATCTTACGTTTGAACAAATTAAAAAATATTTCATTATTTAATAAATAATCTAATTCATTATATCTTATACTAAATCCATAAATATTTGTCCTTTCCTTTGGAATTATAATTCTTGACCAATGCTGTCTAAGCCAAAGAAGACTATTATCACGATGTTCCTTTCTAATATTCAAAATTCTATTATGTGCATTTACAATATCCTTTACTATTTGCATATCTAAATAATTATAAAAACGAAATATAAAATTTTCAATAAGGATTCCAGCTTGTGGAACATAATTTAACTTTCCTTGAAAATTAACAATTGTAATTGCAAAATCCATATAATAATCCAAATAGGCCTTGTCCATTCTAAATTCAATATCATACTTTTGACAAAGGGATTTATAATAAGGATGAAAATCTGAAAATTGTAATAAATCAACATTAGATTTTTTTTCTAATAAAAAAGAAAGCTTATTAGAAATTAAATGGCGGGTATTAGGAATAGAAATGTATCTACCATAATAGTATGAAATAGCGTTAAGAAAATAATGATAGGCTTCATTTAAATTAAGATTTTTATCTTTAATAAATGCTAAAATTAAATTTTTATCCAAATAGACATTTCTTCCATATAAAATAAATAAATAATTTCTCAACCTATCAATTAAATAATCAACATTATATTTCATCGGATAAATATTTAACTACCATATCTAAAATGATACCAGCTACTAAGGATTTAGGCAATTTAAAATTTGCACTTATATTACTAATAATATCATTAGTTTTTACATTTACAGAAGCATTTATTATAACTTTATTATGGCGCTTTGGCGGTTTAGGCAATGGAAATAAATCACCACGCCTTTTCAAAATCTCATTTAATATTGCCTCAGTCAATTTTGTTAAAATAGCTTCCATTATTCAAAGAGTGAAGATAAATCAATAGTTATAATGATTTTTTTATCTTTTTTGTTCACATTTATCTTCTGATTTAATTTCTCATCAAGTTCTTCCAATTTCTCAGTAGATTTTTCTAAATCCAAAGTTGAAGATTGAAGTGTTGGTTCCATGTCAGTTGAATTTTCAATAACATTTTGCCCTAAATCGACTTCATTTTGGGCTTCTTCCGCTTCATCAACTTTTTCATCTTGGGATATAGAAGTTTCACGTTTCAAAAGTGTTTCATCAAGTAAAAACTCATCGCAAGAATCATTAGGACCCTTTGAATCTTCACATTTCCCATTTTCATAAAATACACAGTATTTACAAATTTTTTCCATTTTATCCTCCTTAAAATTTATTGAGTAAAAAATTTAATCCAAGTATAAAGAAGAATTTTTAAATCTTCTAAAAAAAGCTTAATATCTTTTTCCGAACAAATTGGTTTACCTTTAAGAAGTAAATAATCATCATCACTCCAAGGCTTTCCTTCTAAAAAACCTACATTAAAAATACCAAAACCCTTCAGCCAATGAAGCTTAATAGGTTTTGGTAATCGTATTGTTCTATCAAAATTAAATTGAACAGTAATTTCTTCTTCATCTTTATAAATTATTATCCCAATAGAATTTCCGCCTTTCGCCATTTCTATTTTCCTTTTTCAATATTTTTTAAATCAACTTTAATATCTGGAATGACTATTCCAGATGTCTGTTGAATATACATTTTTTTCAAATCTTCTGCATGAGAAATAGGAATTTCTACTAAAACATGAATTTTATTCAACTGGCATTCTTCCATAGGTAACCATGGAATTAATATAAATTGATTTCTATTTCGTATTACAGCCATAGGTTTTGATAATGAATAGAATTCATCAGTTTCTTTTTTAACATTACTTATTACAAATTCATTCGTAACTAATTTAAAAAACTTTATTTCCATTTTTTTCCTCCTTTCTTTAAGTATAATTATTTTATAAAAAAATGTCAATAGCTTACAATATACACTTACCAGCCTTTAAACGAATAGTTTTTCTAGCTGGTACTTTATATTTTTCTAATGTAATCGGATGTTTTACAATTTTTTCTTTAAGTATCACAGGATAAAAACGTCCAATAGGTGTAACAACTTCGTAATTATCTTCCATGACCAAATCTTGTAAAGTATCGAAAATTATATCCATTATCTTTTCAGTAGTTACAGCTTTTAAACCTAATCTCCGTGAAACAATATTGCAAAATTCCTTATATTTCATGAATTTCCTCCAAATGACTTTTTTCATCTATTAAATCAACATGTTGTATGTTATCAAATTTAATAACATTTTTCAAGTCCGAATTATGGCTTATAATAATTATCTTTTTAAAAATTGTTTTTAAATTTGCTAGCATTTGAGCCAATTTTTCTTGCGCTTCAGAATCGAGATTCACATCAAATGTTTCATCTATCGCAATTACATCTACACTATGTGCAAAATAAGCTAATGCCAAAGAAGCTGATATCTTCATTAACTGTTTTTGACCTGAAGATAATTTTTCGTATTTCCTGCCATTATATCTAAATATTAAATTTTCATCTACTGTGATTTTGCCTTCACTAAATGCATTCATTGCAAAAACTAATTTAGAAATAAATAAATCATAATATTTTTTCACTATTTCTTTAAGTTCAATTCTACTATCTTTAACTTTGGCTAATAATTTATCTAATATGTTTAAAGAATTTTGTTTTATTTCATACATTCTTTTGGTTTTTGAAATCTCACTTTCAATATGTTCTTTTTTTTCTTTCAAAGTCTCTAATTGCTTCTTATATATTTCAATCACATCAAAAATTTTTTGTTTATTTTCCATTTCAGTTCTATAAAAATTCAATTCTGCTTGTAAATCATTTATTTGTAATTGAATTTCATATTTTACTTTTTCATTAGACTTTATAAGTTCATCCAAATCTTTTATCTCATTTTCAACAGATTTCGAAGAAAATTTAGATAATTTTTTAGTCAAATCTTTCAAAACTATCATTTTCTCTTTAAGTTCCAATTCAAGTTCATTCTTCTTCTCCTTAATATAATTAAAATCTTTTATCTCTTGTCCACACCATTTACACTTCTCAAATTTTATACTAATTTCTACGTTTTTTAAATTTTTCTTTAATTCTTCTATCTTATTTTTTATAAAGTCATATCTCTTTTCAAAAACAACAATACTTTCCAAAGATTTAGATTTTTTCAATTTCTCTTTATTTAAACCAGATAACTTTTCTTCAATCTTTTGTTTTTCTAACTTTAATTTCTCTATTTTGTTCTGTATATTATCCAGATCGAAACTAGACTTTTTCGATATTTGATTTTTTTCTCTTACTGCTTTCCTCAATTTTAATTTCGTGTCTTTAATTTCATTTTCAATAATTTTCAAATTTTCAATCAAAAAATCCAAATGGCTTTCCCACAAAGATAAATTTATTTTTCCTATTTTAAATTCAATATTCTTTTCCATCTTAAACAAATAATCATCAACAGTCTTTCTCAGAAATTCCATATCAGGCAATAAATTTTCAATATACTTTTTTCTTTCATTAGGCCTTAAATCTAAAAAAGAAGAAAATCCAAACAAAAATGCAAATTTAGTCCTATTTTTAATATTATCAAGTAAAGAATTATACTTGAAGTGATACGGTATAGAATCTATAAACAATTGAACACCTGATTTTTTCCTTAAAATAGTAACATTTCTATCTTCAATTAACATATCCAGTTTCACTAATAAATCATCTTGACCCTCTCTAATTAGGTCGCTTTTTCTCAATCCTTCTATGTTACCTTGAAGCGCATATTTAACAGCTAATATAATACTAGACTTTCCCGTTCCAATTTTACCTTCTAATAATGTTATACCATCTTTAAAAGGATAAATTAAATGTTCCCAACTGCGAAAATTCTTTAGTTCTATACTCTTTAATTCAATCATTTTTTATAATCTCCAAAAAATCTTTTAATTTCAAAATCACGAAATCGTTCATATGATTCTTATTTAGTTCATGCAATATAAATAATGGAATCTTGTCTTTTGTCCTATGTTTTTCAATCTGTCGATAAGCATTTAACATAAATTTTGGCAATTTTTTTCTTTCCTTCACTTCTATAATAAATCTATCAGTAATAATATCTTCCTTACCCAAAATTCCAATCCTACGTGCATTATCGAACTGAAAAATCTTAGCTATAGCCCTTTCCATAGATTTCCCACGATTTCTAGCATTCATTTTAAAACTCTTCCATTTTCAAATACTTTGCTCTCAATTTAGCAATTATGTTCTTCAATAATTTATTATCCGATTTTTTCAAAATTTCATCTAAAGAAATAAATTCTTTTTCAAATTTTGGCAATTCAAACTTTTTCTTTGGTATTTTAACTTCTTTTCTTCTAAAGAACTTATACAAATTATCCTTTTCATCAAAAGATGTAACATTTATTTCAATTTGTTTTATATTATCTAAATCATACAAAATATATAAAAACCTATTCAACTTATAATCATCCTTAAAAGTAGCTGGATAACAAGCTCCAGTTATATATAAATTTTTAATCTTTCTTGCAAAATGTAAATGACCATTAAAAACTACAGCTTTCTTTGGAAAATCCCTAATTGATACGGCAAATTCCGCATCATAATATTTATTTAGTTCTTTAATGTCTTTATGAGAAAAAATAATATCAGCATTAGCTGGAACAGATTTATCATAATATGGCCAAAATACAACAGTTTTGTTGTACAACAATTTTGTTGTTAATTTTGGAAAGATGTGAACATTAGGAAGGAAGGATATGAGACAAAGCCAAGAATGCCTTAATTCTATACTTCTGGCTTCATTTTCATGATTTCCAACTACAATATAACAAGGTTTTTTTAAATTAGATAAAAAAGAAGCAAAATCATATAGAATATGAAAAGGCAATTCTTTTGTTTTATTTATAATATCACCAAGGAAAACATAACTATTAACTTCTAATTTAGAAATGCATTCTTTTAGATAATTCCATTCTTTCAATCTAAAAGGATCATCTTTTAAATGAATATCGCCAATAATTAATGCAGGAAGAAATCCCATCAATCCTCCAGCTTTTCAAGCAACTTATATTTTTCTACTATTTCTTTTGCTTTTTCAATATCTCTTTCACTTAAACGAATTTTTGCTTCACCCGTATCATATTCAAATACAGGCAATTTTTTATAAGTTTTAAAATCTTCTTTGTTTCTAGGTTGTATAATTCCTTTTTGTGCTAAATAATCTAAAACACCCGTAAATGGATGAGCTCCATGCTTAAAATCTAAAACCCATCTTGTATAGTCAAACAAATGTTCATCCCTTCTATTTTTGCTTACTTCAGCTTTAATTACATATGCATAAGTTTCATTATCTCTTTTAAGTGCACTAACATTCATCAAACTTAATGCCACATGTCCCCAAAAATTAGGTGCATGACCACCACTTTTGACTTCTCTAGCAATAAATCCTGGCGCTATATATTTATGATTACTAAAAATTAATAAATTATTATCATAAATGTGTCCAGAAATATTACGGAAAAATTCATGCAATCTTTTGGCCGCCCTGCCTTGATCTTCCACTAATTTACTTTTATCATCACCAAATGACGCAATACTGTCTATAACAACTAAACCATCAATGCCTTCCTCGTGAGACTTATCAAAAAATCTACAAACAATTTCATAACACTTTTCAATAGTAGGACATTTATTAGGCGGAACAATGAAAAATCTCTCCATGTCAATTCCCAATTCTAACAATCGTTTTTCTTCACAAGCATTCTCCCTATCAATATACAAAACTAATGCATCTTTATTTTGATTTAGAAAATTAGCTGATAATTTTTGTGCCAAAAAACTTTTAGCAGACATACTAAATCCACTTAATTCCAAAATTCTACTAAACTCTATTCCTGAAGGAACAATCAAATCTAATCCTGCAATACCAAAATGTAATACTTTTTTAGGTTTTGTTTTACTTTTTAATTCTTTAGTTAACATTTCAAATAATTCACTTTTCTTCTTCATTTTTAGCCCCTTTTCATTCTAAAATAAAAAAAATAAAAAGTCAAGACCGTATAATATCCTTTTCCACCAAATCATAAATTAACCTACCTATATATGTAGCAGTTTTTTCTACATCTTTGTTCGTTCCAGTCAGTTCCCAAATGAAAATATGACCAACTTCATGACAAAGTAATGATAAAATTTCCTTTTTATCAAGCTCCAAATCTGGATTAAGTTGATAAAAAGATGTATATAAATAAAAAGTAGCTTTCAACATTTCAGGCACATAAGAAACGGAGATTCTTCCACCAGTAAGATTATGTTTTTTATTTAATCTAGCTACTGCATAATATTGAACCAAAGGAACTTCTTGAATTATTCTATCCAAAGCTTTACAAACAAAATTTTCTAATTTTTCCTTCTTATTCATCTTCCTTCCCTTTCATAAATTTTTCAAAATCTTCAAAATATTCAATTAATTTTATCTTTTTTTCCTTCGTACCAAATAAAAATATTGGATTATAAATAGTTGCAGATTTATCCCAATAATCATAGATATATTCACTATGTTTTTGAAAAGAACCAACCATAACAATCCATTGCCACTTCCTAAAATTATAATCATGTAATATTGCTGGTGTATGTTTATGCGCCAAAACTATCACATCTGCATCAGGATGATGCCAACGTAATTCACGTTGACCTGCATGCAATTTATTATAAATGCTAAAACCTAAAGCTTTATGTACTTCTAATATCTTATATGAAACTTTATCAAATTTTAATTCTATTACAGCTCTATTGTGTGACACAGGAACCTTTAAATCAAAAAATGAAAAAATTGTTTCTCCAATTGCTCTTTCACTTCTAAGATCATGATTACCTAAACATAGATTCAATAAGCAATCATTTCTTAATAATTCATCTAATAAATTAAGCAAAGCTATTTTTTGTTGACGTGGAGTTAAAGAAGTATTTAACATTGGAAATTTTAAATTATCCAAAATGAAATTATCTATCATATCGCCAACAACAGATAATTTAATCTGATTGTCAATAATAAATTCCATAAATTTTAAAAATGATTCATAATCAACCCATGTATTTCCAATATGCCAATCAGCAGTAAACATTACTGGAAAATATGAATAAGGATAATCTTTATATTTATCTATTACAAATTCATTTTTAATACCAGAAATTTCTTTATTCAACTCAGCATTCGCTTGGCCTTGCAATAAAATCTTCCGCCAATCAGCTTTCCTAAGACCAATTTTTATTTCTTCAATTTCCGAAGCGGTATCGGCATTATTATTTAACTCTGGATACCTCTTTTTTAATCGTCTATAAGTTCTTCTAATGTTTTTCCCATAAATCTGTTCTAATTCTTGCCAACTTTTATATTTCTTTTCTTCTTTTAATTTTAATGCTTCTTCCAAAGTCCATCTTTTTTTCATTATTCCCCCTCTTGTTCTATTTCATTAATAATTTGTCTTAATTCTTCAAAGAGATAATCAGACTTAACAGTTGGCATATAGTCCGCATCATCAATATAGACACTTTCTAAAATTCTTTTGCAAATATCAATTAGATAATCCAATTGACTATCATTCAT